AGTTAAACCATTCTTTTTTATCAATTCATTTTCATGTTCGGTAAATTTATATGGTTTACCGTTAATCTTTACGATACTCATTTATTCCACCTCTATATATGCATGTCTTATTGTTATGTTGTCATACTTTAGTAATTCATTCGGATTGTCATCTAAGCGCTTTGCCAGCGCATCTTTTTCATCATCCACATCATCAAAATGCTGATATTCAACTTCTGTAGGTATCCTTATATCAATCGTTGCATTTATATATGCTTGTTGTTGCATTAGATCACTTCCTCAACTTCTATGTTGATATGGTCCGCATATTCATCTAAAACAATACAAGTGTCAATAATTTCACCTGTTTCCCAATCCCTATCATGCTTTACAACAAAATATCGAGAGATGTTAAACTTCTCTTCTAATTCCTTTATTGTCATAATCTATCCTCCTAATCCTTCATATAAAACGGAGAAGTAAATCCGTCACTATTCAAATTCAATCCTTTTGCCCAATCGACAGGCTTATTCATGATAGTTTCGATTTCCTTAAGTCCATTTGAACCTCTAGGTATTTCTACAATTACTTCATCATGGACATGTCCAACTATTTTAAAACCTGATGCTTCAAGCCTAGCTATAGAAATCGCAAGTAAATCCCTTGCAGTTGCTTGAACAATATTCTCGACTAACTTCCCACCATATGTTTTTAACTTTGACCATTTACGGTTAAGATCTAAGCCCATAAATTCAACAACTTGACTACCCCAACTATTTTCACCAACTGAAGCTTTTGGATAAGCTAAAGCTCTTCCACTAGGTAGTTCAATCATTAGAAAGCCTTTTTTCATGTAAAATCTAAGTCCATGTGTATGATGCGTCTTTCGGGATTTTACAGTATTAATTGCAGCCTCTTGGCAAGCCTTCCAAAAATTAACTATGTTAGGATTTGCGTTACGCCAACTATCAACTAAACCTTGTAACTCGTTTTCTTCAATGCCCATTTCCAATGCACCCATTGCTTTTAAAGCTCCAGCGCCACCTTGATAGCCTAAAGCTAATTCGGACACTTTTCCTTTTTGTCTGAGAGGGTCGCCTTTAGTTATGCTTTCTACCGGTACATTAAACATTTGAGAAGCCGATGCTTCATATATCTTTCCGTGTGTGTTGAATACATCTAAACGCCATTGTTCTTTTGCATACCATGCTATGACTCTTGCCTCTATTGCAGAAAAATCACTTACTGCTAGTTCATTACCTTCTTCAGCAGTAAATGTCGTCCTAACTAATTGACTTAATAAGTCTTGAGGATGAACATTGAGTAATAAATCTAAATCATCAAAACGTTGTTCTTTAATAAGATCTCTTGCTATTTCTAATTCAGTATCTGAAATATAATGCTTTGTTAAATTCTGAAGTTGTACACCTCTACCTGCCCATCTTCCAGTACCGGCACCGTAAAATTGAAACAGACCTCTTACCCGTTCATCACTGCACATCATGTCATGCATTTTGTTGTATTTTTTCACACTGGTTTTAGACATTTGCAATCTAATTTCTAGCATTTTTTTAGCTTTTCCTGTGGCTTCTTTTAAGTAATCCTGAACCGTTTTCTTTTGTAAATTAGGTATATCTAATCCTTGTTCATCCTTTAACCAAGCCAATAACTGTGTAGGACTATTAGGATTTTCTAAACCTGTTATATGTTTAGCTTGTTTAAGCAATTCTTCTTTACTCTGCTTATCGAGCACATTAGCTCCTAACATCAATGATTTAGAAAGCTTAATACCTCTGTCGTTTATATGTTGGTCAAAAACCCAATATGTTTGTTCAATTGCAGTTACTGGAAAGTCTTTAATTTTATGAGCAATCGTCATTTCTACTTCTACATCTCGAATACAGTAATCTATAAATTGTTGCCATTTTTCAAGATCATGTTCAGGCAAGTTTCTTGTTCTTCCTCCATTAACTTTTGTTGGTTTACAAGGTATAGAGAAATAACGAATTAAATTTTTACCTGCTTTATCTTTTTGGTTTTGTAGTCTTAAAACTTCTCCAACTTTATCAAGCGAAGCAGGTAAGCCAATACGCATTGAATTAACCATTGTGCAAATCCATTCTTCAGGTGGCATCTGTTTATTAAAATGTTTAGCAAGACAAGTTCTTTCGAAATTAGCATTGAATGCATACTTTTTTACAGCAGGGTCAAATAGAGCAATTTTAAACGTCTCATAATCAGCGTGGAAAGGCTCATTATCTACTTTAGTCATGTCAATCGCACTAATCGCTCCACCATCTATTGAATAAGCTATAATTAAGATTTCGAAATCTTCAGCTTCTGTATATTTATAGGCGCCACATTTCGAAATATCGTTACTGCTATATGTTTCAATATCTATATTCATAAATTTCAAATTCTTGACACCTCAATTTCTTTAAAATTAAAGTGGGGCTAAAAACCCCACCTATTGACTTATAAGAAATCCTCATCATCAGTGTCTAATTCATCGAAATCATCTTCTGCTGCACTTGCACCGCCAAGAGGTTCTCCTTTTTCTACAAGTTGAATGTTGTTCAATCCAACTGCGATACCCTTATTGCCATTTGTGTTGAATGGAAATAGATTGATTGAAGCTCTAATATAATCACCACTTACAACAGTTCCAGAATCCGTTAATCTAATTTTGTTTTGGTCAATAATACCAGGTGCTTGTTTGCTTGATGCGTTAATAAAATAAGCGTCTTGATAATTGACATCATCTTCTCTTTCAGTATCTCCATCACGTAATGGAAGTTTCAGATTTGCAGGAACTTTGCCTCCAAACTTACTAACTTTTCCTTCTTCTTTAGCAGCTTCTATAGCTTGTTCAATGGCTTTTATCGTACTTGTATCTGATTTAGGAATGATTAAACTGATTGAATACTTTGCTTCTTGCCCTTCTTGCATACTGTGAGGTTCAAAAATATGTGCATATGATGCTCTTACTTTTCCTGTAATCACTTTAGTTTTATTTAATACTTTTGCTTTCATGTTTATATACCGTCCTTTTTAATTTTTATAGTTTGTCAAAATCATCTTCAGCAGATTGCTTTATAGCTGGTCGTTTATCAGACTCGGTAGCAAGTGTTAATTTACCTTGTGGCTTTTCTATAAAGCCTTCTGCAATTTTAGAAAATGCTTTTTTGCCGATTAATTTTTCTAAATTCGTAATGCTAAGTAACTTGGTTTCTGTAATATCTTCAGGTTTATAACCCGCTTCAACTAACTTTTCAAGCGTTGCATTTGTATCAGTTATCATTCTTCGCGAGCGACCTTCTACAAGCTTCCAACCAGGATAGTTTTTATCATTTTCTTTCGCTTGATTTAGTGCATATTGTTCTACTTCATCAGCCCATTTTTTGATATCAGGCAGTTTATATAAAAGTTCTGCAATCTCTTCATCACTTAACAAATGTGGTGGCTTTTGAGGCACATTTTGCATGTATTCTGCACGTGTTCTACATGAATGATTTATCTTACAGAATCTACAATGACTACCTGCTTTAAACTCTCCTCCACCGTTATAAGCAAGTCTGGCTAATGGTTTAACAAAATCGGTTCCCCATTGAAGTAATCTTGATATTGGTAACTCTTCAGTAGAAAAGTTATCTATTCGTGGTTGTATGATAGTCATGCGAACTGTATGAATGTCATACATTAAACTAAGCAGTTCATATGCGCCCAAGCCATATAATCTAAGTTGAGGATTATCTATAGCTGAAACTTCAATGCCTTTACCGTATTTAAGGTCAATAATTTCAAGTACACCACCTGAAAATATAATGACATCACCAGTACCAAAAGATTCAGGGACGTATTTACCTAAATCCAATTTTGTTTCAAATAAAGCTATTACATCGTCATCTCTACTCAAAGCTTCGTTATATTTTTCTTCTACATTAGCTACGTACTCTTCAACATATTCGCGCAACTCTTCACTGTAATATTGATTTCGCTTATAATTTTGAAAAGCTTTATTAAACTCAAACTGTGTTAGGCCTTCATATTTAAGACTGAAATATAACTCACTTAACTCATGAGCGAATGTACCTTCTTCAGCAAAAACTGAACTTTTATCTGCAATACCTTCACTTGCCTTAATACTCGGTGGACAGTTTAGCCATTGTTTTGCTCCACTTGCACTAAGCTTTGCATGAGCTCTATTTGAGTGATCTAGCTTCATGCATTTATTCTCGCATTCATAAAATCAACAATTTTTTCATAATGCTCTTCTTTGATAGTAGATAGCTTATCCGCACCAAGTTCGTTAAGTTTATTTCTAAATTCTTTCTTATCAGAAGTGTCTGCTTTTTTAAGGAACTCTTTTCCTACTGATAAAACATAATCTTTAGTCAAATCAGCAGAAGTTTCCTTAACTTCTTCAATTGATTCCAGTTGAGCTGTTTCTTCTTTTGGCATTGGTGCTTCTTTAACTTTCTCTTGTACAATTGATGAATCTACAGTTGATAGTTCAGTGTTTAACACACGTAAATTCTTATTTAATAGTTTTAATTCTTCAAAAATATCTTCTAATATTGCCATTGATTAACTCCTCCTTAAAATTGGTTAGCTAGACGAATCATTAACTTGATACGTTCTTCTATTTCTCTAGGGTCATCACTTTGTTCATTTAATCTTGCTAACAATTCAAATTGTTCTTCTAAAATTTCTTTTTTACGTTCGACTACACTTAAATGCAATTGCGATTCAATAACACGCCAGATACCCCAACTTTCCATTTCAATCTTTCCTTTTTTCTTAAGTTTTGAAAGAGTGGATTTTGCATGTGTTTTAGATATCCCAAAAGTTTCAACAACATCATCAGAATTGAAATTGTCATATGTTGCAAAATGTGATAGTATTTTTTGTTGTAAGGTCATATTAATAACTCCTTATATAATTATTTAAAACAATTGCTCATCTTGCACTGTTACTTGCTCCAACAAGTAGCAGTTTCTTTATTCTTCATAAAAGTATTCCTTATAAAATATGAATGTTGCGATACTTGCGAATCCCGCAATTGACCATGCTGTAGTGAAGTATAGAAACGGCATAAGCACAATCGCTAAGACTGTGAAGCACAGTACTGCTAATAGGTAGCTTTTATATGTGTCGCTCATTTGATAATCCTCCTAATACCATTTTTTATGCTTTCTGATCAAATACTCTTCTAATTTAGAAATATTAATCAATGTTCCCGTTGCTGAATAATCAATGTATAAATTTTCTACACCTAAATTATCTTCACGGTAATATTTCAACCAGTTGTATACTGTACTTCTACATACTCCAAACAATTGATGGATTTGTGTAGGTGTTGCGTATAACTTTTTCACAAATTTTTCTTCGCCTCGATATGTGTTTTCTGGTGTTGGTGGTATTATGATTTTTGGCATCTCTATCACTCCTTTAGATAAATGTTAAAGTTTGTTATTATTCGCCCTGTATTGAAGTTCTCTATCTAATGCATAGAAAACTTTGTTTATTTCTAAGTAGCTGTAATCACTTTTTTAATAAGCTCTAATATTTCCGCTCCTAAGTTACGTTCCTTTTCCGTTAAATAGGATGAAGAAGCATCAGCTTTGCTAGAAACTTGTGGGACGCCTATACGCAATCCTTCTGATCTTGTGTTCATTTGTTTATGCTCCTTTCGTGTATAATGTTGTTATCAACCTAAGGAGGTGATAACATGCCCTTGATATCTGATGAATTTGATACACTTACTAAAGACCAACAATATATCTTGTCCGTACTCTACAAAGATTATTTAGAATGTGTAAAGTTAGGTTCGGTTAAATTAACCTGCAATAATTTTGGAAGTGCTAAAGATATACATACAAAGTATTTTCAAAAACTACATTTCGAAGATGTAAAATACGATTTAAATAAACTTAAAAACTCTGGGTTCCTAAACGGCGTGTATGCTAGTAACACTATTTATCATGTAACAATTTCAGACAAGACTGTTGTTTACTTTGAAAATGAGTTTAAAAACAATTTAAAAAGTATCATTGATAGCATTTCTAAAATTGCTTCAATAATTCCTGGTCTCTAGTTGGGTTTATAACTTCCCAATCATTTGCCATGAGGTCATCGGCTGAAGGTTGCCAATATCTGATAAGGTTTGTCCCATCGCTATTTGAAATGATGCATTGTAAAAAACTATCATTTGTTGGTAATATCTTAGTTCGATGACTTTCTTTCCAATCTTTCCGTGTCATAGAGACAAGATTTTTTGTAGCTATCTTAGTTGCTTCTTGAATGTTCATTTGTTATTCCTCCTTTTAAGATGTTTATGATCCTTTCTGCTATACTCCTGTTATGGAGGTGATAGGATGAAACTTAATCACGATTGCGTTAGACTCTTGCTCTTAGAAATAGAATCTAATAAGAAAATAGGTGAACCACTTACTCGACATAATTTCAACGATAATATTATTTTTGATAAATATGATTTTGAAACAGTAATGTACTCACTTTTAAAATTAGAAGAAGCTAAATTTATTTGTTGCGATCTGAAATTCATCGAAGGCAGGGTCGTTTCTTGGATTATTGATGACATCACTTGGTCTGGCCATGAATTTCTCGATAATATTAGAGACAATAAAACTTGGAACGAAGTTAAAAGAGTCGTTAACAAAACATCCAGTATGTCTCTTAATCTTATGGGGAAATTAGCTTTTCAATATCTTTCTCAAAAATTCAATCTAACTTAAATTCATAACCATCAACCAAGGCATATAAGTTATTATTTACGTATGGTATTTCTTCAATGGTGTTGTTGATGAAATGAGATCGGACCATCAGTTCATATCCGTCATTAATTTGAATGTCTAATGGTCGCCTATTACCTTCTTCGTCATAGTAGTAATAGATGACTTTTTTGTTTTGAGCTTGCATTTGTCGTTCCTCCTTTAAGTTGTTTTGTTATATAATTTAGTTATCTCCCAGTGGAAGGAGGTGAAATTTATGGATTTAGAGAAAATTGCTCACGATATTACAATCTCGCTATTACCTAGAGCTCTAGATAGACATAAGATTCATAACGAATGGCAAGAAGTCGGTGATGACGTAATTGCATTCGCTAAAGATAGCGTTGCTCGTGACTATTTCAGCATTTACTCTTCTGTGTTATTGGGATTACAAGAAGAAGAAAAAAGCAGAAAAGATTTAGGATTGTAAGGCAATAGCGCACTTGATTACTTGCACTAATTAAGTGCGCTTATTTAATTAGATATTTCTTACCTTCTCTATCCGAGACCACTTTATATTTTTTTAATTTGCTTTCTTTCACTTTTAACCATTGATTTCCATGCCACACGTCAATTAAGTTTTCGTGTTTTTTATTGAATAGCCTTCTTAGTAGTTTCATTTGTAGTTCCTCCTTCATTCGAAATCATCGATAGTTAATTCTGAAACTCTCTTTTCATAGATATATAAATAATAGTTTTTGATATCTCTATAAATTTTTGCTGCTAGGTTGTATTCACTTTCACTCAAGTCTGAATTAAGTGTCACTCCAAAAATTGATAATGTTAATTTTCTAATATGGTCATGAACATCTTGTACATAAACTTTTTGATGAATTGATTCGAAGCCATGCTGATACTTTTTTAGCGGAATCGGATGATTGAGCTTCCTCAATCTTCCTAGCGACAAATCTTTTGCGAAATTGAGTTTTTTATTGATTTCTTCTAAATCGTCATTATTGATTCTTACTTTACTGAAAATTGCACCTGAGCTGATTGGTTTCTCGCCTTTTATAGCATTTCTAACTTCTTTCGCTATAATTTCTTTCAACTCTTCTTTGGTTAACGTGATTTGTTCCATAGTGTTCCTCCTTTAGTTCAATTATTTTGAACTTTATAATTAAAAAAATATACTTGTATTTCTTCTCTGGGTATAGATAATAATTCACAAGCTTTAGCTATTTCGGAATCTCTCCAACCAATTTTATCATTTAATTTTAAAGATAAACTTCGTTCTGATAAGCCTATCGCGTATGCAAAAGCATATCTATTACCATACTTTTCAATTATACGACCTATTAAAGCTGAATAATCAAAACACATCATGTCACCTCTTTCTGAGTTCAATATTTTTGAACTACATAAACCTTAACACGTTTAAAAAATCAATGCAATACAAAAGTTCAATATTTTTGAATTTTTCTATTGAACTTTTGTTCAACGGAGCTTATACTATAACTATATTAATGGAGGAGGAAAATTCATTGAACTCTACAACTAGCAACAGAATCAAACAAGCTATGAAGTCATCGAATTTAAAACAAATAGATATAGTAAACAAAGCTAAAAGCATGGAAGAAGAAACTGGTATCAAATTATCAAAAACTGATTTAAGTCAATATGTTAATGGTAAAGTGACGCCGGGTCAGAAGAAATTATATGTTTTAGCTAAAATATTGAATGTTAGCGAAGCTTGGTTGTTGGGATACGACGTAGAAAGTAAAAGAATTGATGATAAAGAAAGAGATAAATTTAATCAGCATCAAGAAACTATAGCTGGTCATGCAAATAAAGATGAATTTACTCCTGAAGAATGGGAAGAAATCGAAAACTTTATGCAATGGGTTAGAGATAGAAAGAAATAAGACACCAAAGGGGTTTGGCTCATGGGAAAATACGAAGAATTGCTTATGAAATGTGAAGTTGAAGTGAAAGAAACACAAAGAGTACCTCGAGGATTCGATGGTTGGTATCAAGAAGGAGAAATTTTTATTAGACCTTCCCTATCCGAAAGGAACAAATTAGAAGTATTATATGAAGAACTTGCCCACCACAAGTTGACGTATGGCAACATTTTAGATCAATCGAAATTCAACAATCGCAAGTTTGAAAATTACGCAAGACGACACGGCTTTATCTCAGCTGTTCCATTACGCGAAATTGTAGAAGCTTATAATTATGGCGTACGTAACTTGTATGAATTGTCTGAGTATCTACAATTAAGCGAAGAATACATATTAGAAGCAATAGAACAATATAAAAAGATATATGGTATTGGAACTCACTATGGCGAGTATTCGATCACATTTGAGCCGTTGAGAGTTTTTAAATATAAGGAAATATAAACAAAGGAGAGATACATATGAAAAAAGTAATCGGACTGCTACTAGTAAGTACATTAGCTTTAACAGCTTGTGGTGAAAAAGAAAAACCAAAAAAAGAAGAAAATAAAAAGTCACAAACACAAAAACACAAAGATAGCAAACCAAAAACGCAACAAGAAAAAATGAAAAAAGTTGAAGATAAAAATCCACCTAATAATAGCATACAAAATAATTCAAACAATCAAAACCAATCACAAAACAATCAACTTAATAATAATTCAGATCCATCTAATAATACTCCTGCAAATATAAATAAAAACGATTCACAAAATACTAATTTAAATGATGAGTATGTCGTTTCGCCTGGCTGGACTAAAGATGAACAGGCTAAAGCTTTTGAAGAGTACAAAAAAGGAAAAGAAGACGAAGCAAGAGCTGGTGCTAGCGCAGTACCAGGAGCCAATATTAACTAATAAAACAATATAAGAAAGAAGAGCTAATATGGAAACAAATAAAACAATCGATTTAATGAATTATGTGGAATTTCCAAAAAGATACACAGAGGCAAAAGGCAAATTAGTTGCACAACCAATAACTACTATAAATAGCGCAAGAAGAGTTGAAAATGAAGATATGACTGTTTGCTACATTTTAGATCAGGATGATGATGTAATGGACTTTATCTTTGACAGAGATATAATTACTGTTTACTGTCCTGGAAACGGAACTGCGACTGATGAATATTTTTGTGAAATTATATTTAACTCAGATGACACATTTACCCTAAAGCGATTATCTAATTACGTTACCATTAAAGATAGAAGCTACCCAATGTCAAAAATAAATGACGTAAACATTACGGGCAAAGTCGTCAGATTATTTAGAGATTTTAAATAAACTTGGCTTTAATTACGATTAAAAGTACCTATATAGCGTGACGAGAAAAAGGATTAAAAAAAATTCAAAAACGCCTACTAGTGTAGACGTTGAATGGTGGTGAGAACGTGAGCGAGAATAAAGGAGAAATTAGAAATGGCGAGTCCGGAAGTGATCAAAAATTAACTAGCGGTCAAGTTGAAAGTTTAATCCAAGAACCTAAGAAGAAATAATTAATTTTTTCTTATCGATATATAGATATTCTAATTTAACTTTGTTTTCAAAATCTAAATATGAATCATTGTATTCAGACAATGTTTTGAAGGCTTCGTAATTAGCATTAAATCTAGTATCAAGTAATATATTTCGATTGTGTTTTCTTGAATAGTTATCAAGGAATCCTTTTTCAATTATGTTACCTTCGAAATCTTTTACAGTTATGAACATTTTATATTTATTATCTTCATACTTTAATAGATGTACAGGTAGCGTTTCAACTTTTTTTAAATTATTACTTTTACGGTTATGATTACTAAAAATATTGTATATTTCTATAATTTTTGTATACACGAATTCTGTTAATATGATGATTATTAATATACTTACTATTAGTGCAGACAATGTTTTTGTAAAAGTTAATTTTTGAAATAGCTGATTTACGTTGTTTTGTCCTGAAAACAGACTAAGAGTTAATAAAAAAATAAAAACAGAAACTACAGAAAAGAAAGCGAGAATAACTTTCTTATTATCACTATTGAAATACACCAAATTCTTATTGGATAGAGCATAGTAAGTATAAAATCCTGGTATCCCAGTTGTTATTATCAATAGTAAAATTTGCAAAATATCACCTACTTTTTATTTTATTATATCACATTTAGTACCTAGTACTAAATATCGGGTAGCCCGCCTACCCTTATTATTTTTTGCCAATTTTGAGGAGGGATGTAAAATGTGGTTTGAAAAATTTAAAAATAAGAACAATGAAACGAAGTATAGATACTACGAGAAATACAAAGATCCGTATACAGATAAATGGAAACGTGTAAGTGTTGTCTTGAATAAGAATACAAAACAATCTCAAAAAGAAGCAATGTTTCGTTTAGAAGAAAAAATAAAAGAAAAACTGAACAACAAGTCGTCAAGCGAATTAAAAACTTTGACTTTTCACGCGCTATTAGATGAATGGCTTGAATATCATATAAAAACATCAGGTTCAAAGTTGACTACTCTTAATAATATAAAAATAAGAATTAGAAACATTAAACGATACAGCTCTGAGAACTTGCTTTTAAACAAACTAGATACAAAATATATGCAGATATTTATTAATAAATTATCAGATATCTATTCTCAAAATCAAGTAACCCGTCAACTCGGAGATATGAAAGGAGCTATTAAATATGCAGTTAAATTTTACAATTATCCAAATGAATATTTGTTAACTAATGTCAAAATTCCTAAAAGAAGAAAAACAATAGAGGATATCGAAAAAGATGAATCTAAAATGTACAACTATTTAGAAATGAACCAAGTCCTACAGATACGTGATCATATACTAAATGATAATAAGTTACACAAGCGAAATCGCATTTTAATTGCCAGCATCTTAGAAGTACAGGCTTTAACTGGTATGCGCATAGGAGAACTACAAGCACTGCAGGAAAAAGATATAGATTTATTAAACAAAACTATCAATATAACAGGTACAATTCACCGCATTAAATACGAGGAAGGATTCGGATACAAAGACACTACAAAGACTATAAGTTCAAAAAGAAGTATCAGCATCAATTCTAGAACCGTAGAAATTTTTAAAAAGATAATACTGGAAAACAAAATGTTGAAAAGATGGAATTCGAGCTATGTTGACAGAGGGTTCATATTCACAACAAAAAAAGGGAATCCTTTATGTAATAATCAAATCGCCGGTGTGCTTAAGAAAACTACAAAAGCTTTAAATATGAATAAGAAAGTTACCACGCACACATTTAGACATACACACATAACTTTATTAGTAGAAATGAATGTTTCTTTAAAAGCAATTATGAAAAGGGTAGGACATGTAGATGAAAAAACAACCATTCGCATATATACTCATGTAACTGAAAAAATGGATAGAGAACTAACTCAAAAACTCGAAAACATTCCAAGTTAGCTTAAATCTGCCCTTTTTTTGCCCTTATATTTTTTACAAGCTTTATAAAACGCTTGAGAACACTGGCGTTAAAGCTTTTCTTGAAATAAACATATCATCATAATGTGATGGTTCAAATAACATCTGTACAATCAAAGGCTTCATGTTCTTAACAATATCATCTAAATGGTTATCTAAAATTGGTGACACTGCTTTTAAATCATTAAGAAATGGCTCCCATTTGCCTAAAGTATTATCTAATTCTTCTAATTTAGTTTTAATATAATTACAAGTTACATTAGGAATCAGGGACAAAAATTCTTTCTTTTTTACATTTAACATTTCAATTGCATGTCTTAAATTCTTACGTATTTTGGGAATTGTATTAATCAAATATTTTATTACATCAACAATTTTCGATGCATATTCATCATATATACTTTGAACATAGTCTGCTATTTTTTTAATACCATCATCGATATGGTCTTTTAATATTTTCATTTTTCTTCCTAAATAATTAGAAGGTATAACTAGACCCTGTACCATATTTTCGCCGCTACAATTAATTTGGAAATTCCCATCTAAAATTGTTGCATCTTGTTGTTTCATAATACTTCTAATTTCTGCAATTTGCCTACCATAAATATCATTTTGATTTTTTATTCGCTCTATATTCTGTTTCACTACTTTCAAATGTTTCATCATTTCTTCAGATACTCCATCTCTGAAGTCGTGATCTATATTTTTGAAAATTTCTAAAATTTCATTATCTATACTATCATACACTTTTTCTATAAAAGATTTTATACCTTTAAACAACTCATTAATTCTTTCTTTTAATGCATCCAATGCAAAATCAGGTAATAAGTGTTTAACAGCACTAATACTTTCTATTGTTTCATCTGCAACTTCTTCAAGTGAGTTTATTTTACTAATTAAAGTTCTTTCCATTTCTTCTAATTGAAATAAGTTAATCTTATCCTTAAATCCTTCTGATAATTGTTGCTTTCTATCTGCAAAATTTTTATTTTCATTTTCTGAGATGTTAAAACTTTCATTTAAAAAGATTACGCATTCTGCTAACATACCACTAGTTTCACCAGTAATCAGTTTACTCAACGCATCAAGATTTTCTAAATTAAGTTTAATTAAAGTTCCTCTTCCAGAACGTGCAATCGAATCCCCTGTCCAAACATTTATCGGAATTCGCCCATCCATATCTAATGTTATGTTAATAGTCTTTTTTACTTTTTTTCCATTTTTAATTTCTGTATCTTTTACCGACTTAATTTTGATTAGTGGTACAGTATCGTATGTGTTGTCTTTTCTATTTAACTTCCTTTTATAACCTACATGGCTGTCTATTAAAGCATCTAACCTGGGCACACCATCACTAATGTTAACGCGTTTTCCTGGCATATCTTTGATGAATGGATCTTGTAACCATGTTAATAAATCGTTGGTACTATTAAAACTAATCATATTATCAAAGCGTGGTCTAGCAAATTTCTGCCAAGCAGCATAAGGTACCATTGCTGGGTCAGTAGCAACAACTTTTTCATTTGGATGTTTCGCTCCTTGATATTTTGCTCCTGCACCGCCTTCCGAATTACCGCCATCCGCCACAATGGTTTTGTTTTTGTAATTATTTGGACTAACACCATATTTTTGTGTAAAGTTATACTTACTTAATTTATTAGCGTCATTTAGTTTGTCTCTATATAAATCTGCAAATTCGTCTGATTGCTTAAGATAATCCGTTGACTTATTACTATTATCCATTAATTTCGCATTTTGTAACCAATCATCTCCGATATCTAAAGATTTTAATGGATTATTAGGGTTTATTGCCTCATTAGATGTTCCTTGATAAATCATGGTTTGTTCACCAGTTGGTTTTCCTTTTTCATCCAACAATTCATAAATTTTTAAATCTGAGGCACCTTTTTTATTTTTATTTCCATTATCATTATATTCATCAACCTGCTTAAATCTTTTTCCGTTAACTGTAAAATCATTATCTTTATTGATGTCTTGATAAACCCAGTAACTACTCAATTCTGTTAAGTCTCTATCATTAATTTTATTCATCTTCAAATGCTCCAAACGACACTACTTTCTTATCATCAAAACGAGCTTTTTTTGTGCCAATAAGTTTATTTCCTAATTGAGTAGTTATAGTATTCTTGATTGGCATATCTTTTGTTCTTTCAATTTTCTCGGATAAATCTATTACATTATTTATCTTTTCTTTTCTATTTTTTTTATCATTCGTACTAAACAACGTTGCTACTGTATTACTATTAGCAGTATAATCTAACTCTTTTCTAGCTCGTTGCATACCCTCTTTAAATTCTTTATCATTTTTATGAATCAACGGTTCGTAATATTTACGATATTCTTTTAAGTTTCTTGATAAATATGTGATATAAAAGTATTCATTTTGATATCCAACGTTTTGTGTCTTGTTAATTGCCTCTTTTGTAAAGCCTGTATATTGATATTTCTTTTCATTTTCTTTGAAGAATTTATATAAGTTATCATACTTTTCTTTTTGCGCTCGATATTCAAAGCCACTCAGCACTGTACCCACCATCATACTCATATCATCACCATTGTCATTACTGCGCATTGATCCTTTTTGATGGATGGCATCTTTGTACAAAGGTAGACTTGCATTAAATACAATGCCATGATCTTCGCAATGCACATAAACTTCTACACCATCATCTTTACCTACAACATTTGTAGCTTTAACTTTTAGTCCAAAGTTATCTTTAAAGAATTGTTCACCTACTTTTTCAAATTCTTTACGATGCTTCTTCGCAAATTCAATCGCATCTTTTTCTGCAGGTGGTTGGAAGCCTTGTCCTACATATTTTGAAGCTTCCATTTCTTCTGGTACTGATTTTGTTTCTGTATTCGTGTCTTTACTTGATTCATTTTCCATCATGGAACATCCCCCTAAAATTAATGTCGTAGCTAAAACTGATCCAATGAATTTTTTCAT